TTACTCCACCATCTTCTCCAGTTCCTCCCAGGTGGGTCCCAAAGTCTCGATCTCGCCCCAAGTGGAAAACTTCTGTTCCATCAGTGCCCAGGTGATATACCAGTACACATATTCTACACCCAAATGGGCGGGCAGAATGCTCTCAATGATCTCCCGCAATTCTTCAAACCCATCGGGGATTCCGGGTACATCAGGGAAGTAAACCTCCACCGTCCCCGCCTTTCCGGTCTCTCTGGCCTGGGCATTGATGCCGCAACCTTTCAGATTGTCATTGATGGCCGCCAGAGTGAAGCTGTCTCCACCGATGCGGAGCAGGGCGGCCAAGGCCGCCCGCCGCATTTCCAGATCGGCGGTCACCGGCCGCCGGGTCAGCAGGCTCTCCACAGCCTCCAGCCCCCGGTCCTCCGCCGTGGAGAGCAGCATCTCCCGCTGGATCTCCTCCAGACCAGCTTCCACGCCGTCCAGCGCCTGACCCTGGGCCTCCAGCTCCCCGCCGTTGGCGGTGCCCTCCAGTTCATAAACCCGCAGGGGCCGCAGCAGTTCCTTCAGATATTGTGCATATCCGCTCATACCGTCCCCTCCGTACGGGTGACCGAGACAGTGTTCAGTTGGGGCAGTACATCGTGCTCCACCGTCACATCGGCGGCGGGGGCGGTAAGTGTGTAGTTTTCCACTCCGTCCACCTCATAGATCAGCTGGCCCAGCTTAGCCCGCAGGATGTTCTGGCCCAGTCGCTGTCCATTAAACCAGCTCCGAATGGCCTGCTCCACATTCTGCCGCACCGTCTCCCCGTCCCGGTTGGCCGCTGTCTGGATCTGAGCGGTCACATCCACATTCTGTACTTCCGGGGCACGCACCTGCACATCCACGGCGATCTCCCGCCGCTCCTCAAAATAGGCCTGCAATTCCTCCAGCAGCTCCTCATCGGGCACTCCGGCAGCGGTAGCCACAACCACATCCACCGAGCCCACCCCTCTGGGCCGGGACACCACCGCCGCAGCCGCCACCTGAGGAAAGGACATGGCGCTCTGCTCATAGTAGGCGGCGTTTGCTCCGTTGGGCATCCGCTGGAAGGTCTCCAGCACTCTGGCCCGCAGGGTCTCGTCGTCCTCCGCATCCAGGCCGCCGGAGAATCCCTCCGGATTGGTACACCGGCTGACCCCCACCGGGGCCACTGCCATGGCCCGGATGGCGCCTGCCGCCACATTGCCCGCCGTCCCCGGCTCCAGGGCGGTTGCCGGGGCGTCCATCTGGGTTTCACCGGCCTGGAGGGTAACCTCCTGGGTGGTCTCAAAACGGATCAGCCCCGCCGTCATACACACCGTCCCCGCCGGGATGGTCAGATCAGCCTGGGCGGCACTGTCCGTCTGGAAACGAATTGTCCCCTCCGCCGCCACAGCCTCACGGCGTTCCAGGCCCCGCAGCTGGGCGTGCTTGTCCAGATATTCCCCCTCCGCACTCTGGGGAAAGCACTGGCGGTTTAACCAGTCGGCCTGAATGTACAGGGCGTAGATCTGGGCAGCCACGGCGTACAGCCGCACCGCCATATCTCCGTCTCCGGCCAGAGCAATCCCCGTCTCTTTCTCAAAGATGGCCGTCATCTCTCCATAGATCTCGTCAATGGATCTCACCAAATCCCTCCCGTCTCAACCGACAGCTTCAGCTCCTCCCCCTGCCAGGTCAGCGCCACCTCCATGGTGCCGTCCTCCTTCAGGCTCACGGCAGTCACCGTCAGGTCAGGCTCGTCCTCCAGGGCCTGGGCCACATATTGCTGGGCCAGGTTCTGTCGCTGGGCGGGCTTGCAGCGGCCCAGCTGGTAGAGCTGGCTGCCCAGGTTGGGCAGAAAGGGGAAGCTGCCCCGCGGGATGGACAGCTTCCACAGCACCCTCTGGAGCAGCTCCTGGCTGCCCTCCGCCCGCCGGTAGCCGCCCCCCTCGTCGGGCACATAGTCGCCGTCCCTTACCATCAGTTCCATCTGCTCACTCCCTCGTCATGACCTCCTTGCCGTTGACCAGCAGTTTGCCGGTCACGGACACCGTGCCGTCCATGCCCAGGCGAATGGAGGTGCCTCCGCTGTAGAGCAGCACCTCACCTTCTGCCACGCCGTACTCCTCGGCACACCGTGCCCCCGCTACGCAGGGGGCCTCACCGTCGGCGCCGGTCTTGAGGACCAGCACCTGGTCACCCCGGGCTGGCCGCCATACATAGCCGCCGGGGGCAAATACCGGCAGGTCACGCCGCTCGCCGTCCAGGCATACCCCTGCCGGGTCGCCCCCCAGGGTAACGGTGCCCACCTGAGAACCTCCATCTTTTCTTCTACGCCGCTGCTGCTGTGCCAGCCACATCTTGTCTCCCTCCTACTTCAATGCCGCCGGGTCCCCCAGCACCAGCCGGGTGTAGGTTCCCTTTTCGTCCATTCCGCTCACCATTTCCGCTACCCGCCAGGTGCCCCGGCCTACCGGCTTGTTCAGGTGGACTTCCACCAGCTCCCCCGGCCAGGCCACAAAGGTCCCGGGCAATTCCAGCTCCAGCTGCCGCAGTTCCTCCGCCGACCGCTCCAGCTGGTAGTTGCCGGAATAGCGCATGGTCTGATAACTGCTCTTCCCCGGCATGGTAAGCACCCTCCGGCACCGTCCGCCCCGCCGGGCGAAGTCCTCGTTTTCCACCGTCTGCACCGCCCCGGTGGTCCTGTCACGCACCAGGATCTGGGACAGAACGCCGTACCGCTGATCCCGCAGGGTAAGTGCGGTCACCCCCGTGTCCTCGGACAGCACCAGCTTCTCCCCTGTCTCCCAAGGGGTGACCACCAGCCGCCCCAGCCGGTCAAACCGGGGGGTAATCCCGCCGTAATACCGGCAGAACTCATAGACCACCTGCCACTCGCTGCTTCCCACCGCCACGGAAAAGCCGGGCACGGCGGTGAGTTTGGCCCCCGGCGCCGCCTCCAGCCCGTAGGGCGTCACATGGTCCCGCAGGATGTCCTGCCAGGTGGCCACCTGGTAGTCCATACCCAGAGCCTCATTGTCCAGCAGCCGGGCCGCCATACCTCGACCAGATATGGTCAAAAAACCGCCCTGTTCATCCCAACCCCGCTCGCACTCGTCCACCAAGCCCGTGAATACCCGCTGACCTCCATCGTCGGCGGTAAAGCTGACTGCCTCCGCCAGCAGATCCTCCTCCGGCTCCCACAGGCAGCGCACCTCGAAGCTGTCGCAGGGGGTGCCCAGCCCATACTGAAACTTCCATTCCGTTACCTGGGGCAGAGCAATCTGACTTCCGTCCCAGCAATGCAGTACGGCCTCCATCACGCCACCCGCACTTTCTGCCCCGGGTAGATCAGGTTGGGATTTTTGATCTGGGGATTGAGGGCGATAAGGTCTGTCAGACTCACTCCATACCGCCGGGCAATCCCCCACATGGTGTCCCCCCGTACCACGGTGTACCACTGCTCTCCGGTGGAACCAGTCTGGGCGGTCCCTCCCGTCGTTCCGCCAGAGGCGGTGGTCACTCGGGTACCTGTGCTGTGCCCACCGAACTCCTCCCAGAAGGTAAAAGTGTACTTCACATAGTCCGCTCTGGGCTCCTGACTGAGGGAGAGCTCCACAAAGTAGGCGTTGGCCGTCTGCCACACCGGATGGACCAGGATACCCGGCCCCTCGTTGTAAAAGACGCTGGCCAACTTCTTGAATTCGTCGTAGGCCCCCTCCCCCACAAACTCTCCTTCTCCTCGCATGATGCGGTAAGAGGGTCCCAGATCCTGCAGGGCATAGTGGCCGAAGGGCACCTCCCTGGCCCCCACCTTCCGCTTGAAGGAGATGGAATACACCCTGGGATTGTGGGGCCATACATAGTTTTTATAGCGCATTGCCGCCAGTCTCACAGCAGTTGAAACCCCCCGTCAAATCTTCGTGCGTCCCGCCGCACCAGCCGGTCCAGCCGCCGCAGCCCATCCTGGCCGCCGTTCTGTTCTCTGCCCGGCGGCTCCAATGTCACCACTTGCGTCTGCCGCTCCGCCACCGGAAGGCCCGCCAGGCTGATCCGTACCGCCTGATCCAGCTCCCGGACAGCCTCCGTCCAGGCCCGGTCAGTCTCCGGCCCGCCATTCGTCCGGCGCTCCCCGGCCTGACCCAGTACGTCTAACCCCGCCGCCCACCGGCGGATATCTCCGCCGGTGACAGTTCCGGAACCGCCCGCCGTCAGAGCCAAACCGGCCCCGTCCCTGCCCTCCAGACTGGACAAGACAGCTTCTTCCGTGTTCTCTCCGCTCTGTCCGGCCTCTTCTTCTCCCACAGCAGGGAGGGGGACCCGCACCGGGCCGGTCTCCCAGGTCTCATCCCTTTCCTCCCGCTCCAGCTGCTGTTCCAGCAGCTGTCCAATATAGTCGATCATGCCCTCTCCCCCCGCATCAGCCGTTCAAACCGCTCCTGATCGAAGGAGGCGTTCTGTCCACCCACGGTGGCCCCCGCCGGCTGTCCGCACACCGGGCAGCACACCTCCTCCGCCTTCTGCCGGCAGGAGGCGCACAGCTGCTCCAGTACTTCCTCCCGGTCCAGCATCAGGTTGAGGGCGCACCACAGGTAGTCTCTGGCCTTCATTTTTTGAGCCCGCTCCTCCGTGGGAAGGGCCCCAAACGTCTTGAGCACACGCCAGCGAAGGCGCTCATAAGGCGTATGCTCCAGGCTTTTTTTAGGGCCCGGGCCTCCTCCCCATCCTCGGGGGAGGGATTTTCCGCCCGGTCCAGCTTATCCCACAGTCGGGCCAACTGGGCTACCTCCCGGGCGCTGAGGTGCTCCAGCACCGCCCGACCTGAGGAGAACAGGGGCTTGCCGTTCTCCTCCAGGGCCCGGGCCAGCAGGCAGGCGTTGGCGCACAGGGCCCGCTCTCCTTCGCCCTGGGCCAGTTCCTCCCCCTCCCGGCGTGCCTCCAGCACCTCCAGGGCGGAGAGCAGCCGCAGCTGGGTGCCGTCCTCCAGGGTCAGCCTGTCCCTCCGGCTCAGCAGCGATTCCATCCCTGTTTCACTCCTCATACCGCCGTCTCGATCCGCTTGGCCGCCACCACCGTGATCTTTTCCACCACCATGGCCCCCAGAGCGCCGGTCTCGCCGATGGCGCTCCACTGGCAGCCAGAGTAGATAATCTTCCGGTCGGGCTTGCAGATCACCAGGCTGAAATCTTCCAGGTCGTGGAAGTTGATGCCATCCCGGATGGCCTCGTCGGTGGCATACAGCCGGGTCAGTTCCAGCACATGGGTGCGCTGTCCGGGGATGGTAGCCACCGGCTCTTCCTCGCCGAAGGCCTCCACGCTCTGGCTGGAGCGGGTGGTTTTGGCGGTGTAGCTCTGGACCACCGCCACCTTCTTCCCGTCGATCTCCAGATAGATGTCGCTGCTGGTGGGAAAACCTGAAATCTTCATGTGCTTCCCTCCTTATACCGTGATGTGGGCGGTGAGCCAGATCTGGTTGAGGCCGTGGGCCACCGTAAAGGTGAAGTCCACCAGACAGACGGTGGGATTTTCCGTGTCCGCCTCCACCGTCACCTGATCGTAGCCGGTGATGATCTCCCTGGCCAGCTTGTTCTCCAGTTCCAGCACCACCTGGGAGCGGATAGCTCCCCGTGTCTGCTCGGTGTTCTTGGTCCTGCGGAACTTGGCCCGCAGGGAGTTGCGAATGGTGGGGATCACGTCATCCACAATGCGGATGGTAGTCAGTTCCCGCCAGGTGGCGTCCTCCGCCTCTCCGGTTTTGGTGCGGGTGGTGACACCCCGCACCACACTGACCACGCCGCTCACGTTCTCCAGGGGAGTGACGCCGCCCCGCACCAGGGTGTCGATCTCCAGATAGATGTCGCTGCTGGTGGGAAAACCTGAAATCTTCATGTGCTT